CAGCATTTAACTAATATTACTTGTTTTTCTGCGTCTATCCAGCAACTATGAGGTGAATAAGAAAGAGGAATATTTTCAATAAAAGATAAATCCTCGGCAGAACGAATATTAATTCTGTAGTTCAAATTGTCAGCCACATATATTTTTCCGTCATAATATCTAATACAACGGGGACCATCAAACTGGTCATTTCCTGCCCCCTGGCTGCCTATCTTTGAAACAAACTCACCATCAAGAGTAAATTTTTGAATTCTATGATTTCCATAATCAGCTACGTATATATATTGCCCATCAGAACATACTGAAGCTGGAAAGCTAACCTTCCCATCATCAGTTCCGTAAGAACCAAAATATGAAAGATACTCTAAAGTTTCAGCATCAAATATTGATATTCTGTGATTTGAACAGACATATATTTTTCCATCTACAACACAACTATCATAAGAAGCGGATGACGTCCCACTTGTGCCAACAAAACAGACTCCGCCATAAATCTTAAACCGCAGAAATCTTTTTTGGACTGAAGTAAAAAACTTTCCTGCTTTGAATTCAGCCCCCATCATATTATAATTAACAAGACCGGTCAGAAAATCAGAGCTATCTGCCAGATCAACTTTTACCGATGCGATATCCGGAATATTAGAGCCGAGAGCCTGGAAGTATTCCATCGATTTAGGATTAGCCAAATCAAAAGTTACATATTCCATCTGCTGGAGTTCATCAGTCCGCCATTTCATTCGTGGCGAGGCAGTCTTAACATTTTCAACAGGATAATATGGAAGCTTCTCTGATGACTTCGCCAGTATGTAGTATCGAGTTTGATTTTGTTTTCTAAAAAATGTATCTTCATTGTCTTCTCTCCTTATACCAGAACCCTTTCAGCCGGAAGTCTCAACTCACCTCTGCCAGCCGCCATATTGACAGCCGCTACCATTTCCCGCCGTATCGTCGATGAACCAAACTGAATTTCAATCGGCATTGTGACATTGATTATCCCTTCTCGTCCCGAAACCTCAGACCTGATGATGTCACGAAGTCGTTTTTCTGGAAGTAGAATTTCAGTCCCCGCCTCACCTGCCAGGTAATGTCCACCGCTTGACGTTAGAAACTCTGTCGGCCTCTCAAATACCGCACCTTTAGCCAGAGGTATTGGCTGCGACATAATGGCCTTAATCTGAATTGCTCCGGCCGCCGCCACCACTGCTGCCATTATCGGGCCCAGGATAGCCCCGCCCTGAGCCAGCGCCTTCGTGATTGCCTCATGAATATTGATGATAGCCTGGGCCAGAGAAAAAGCTTTCTGCTTTTTAGCCTGTGAATGCTGTAATGCCCGACGCTTGATATCATATTCAGCATCAAGGGCCGTTATTAGCTTTGCCCGCTCCTTCTCATCAGTTACTGTTTGGTTTATTTTTTGAAGCCTTTTTTTGTATTCATTATCAAGTTTTATTTCTCTATTTTTCTGGCTCTGAGAAAAGGCATTGTCCATTATGCCTAAGGCTGACTGAAATAGTTCGATAAATCCAGCCAGTCGCTCGCTCGTTGAAAGGAAAAATTCAGTGAAGCTTTCAAGCCAGCTTCTCGGCATTTCGTTTATCTGCGGGCTCAGGTTCAATATTTCCTCAAGGCCGAGTTTAGTTTTTTCCAGCTCAATCGGAACTAATCTCACTGTCTCCAGCATCGGTTGAAGCGGCCTCAGTTTTCCAACTGCTATTGAGACCCGCATAAGCTCTTCAAATCCAAGTTTTCCCTGCATAACAGCCCGATAAGTATCACTCATTACCTGGTTGAGTTCTCGCTGTTTTTTTGCCGCCGGATCCGCCTGGTCAACTACCGCCTGTATTCTGTCCCGAAGTTTTTCTAATTCCTCCGCTTCCTTTTTGATTTGCTCTGCCGATTCTATCCTGACTGGAATAGCTTTTTTTACCTCTTCAGTTTCTTTTTTTTCAACAGTCAATAGGCCCTGCACCCGCTGATATCCTTCATATCCGGCTTCACTTGCTCTACGAATCGAATCAGCCAGTTTCTTCTGTGATTCGGCCAGCTCTCTATCAACCTTGCTCATACTTTTGCCGGCCCCAACAAAAGCTCCAACAGTTTTGCCAACATTCACTATCCAGCCCGCCATATCTCGAAGGCCTTTTATTACAGCAGTGATTTCTTCGGCCAATGCTGAAAGATATATATGGAAATCTTCGGAGGAACTGAATTCGATTATTTCTTTGGAGAGGTCTTTTATTACCTTGATAAACTCTTCATTTTTTACGATCGCATTTCCAACTTCCTCAAGTAAGTCACCCCAGACATTTTTGAGCTGCTCTAATGCACCGAAGGTTGTATTGACTTCAGCTGTCGCTCTGCCATAGAGGCCAGCTATCTCATCAAGGAGTTTCGCTAATGCTTCCTCTTTCGGAAGCGTCTCATCAATTTTGAATCCATATCTCGAAAGGGCCCCGACGTTTCCTTCCATTGCCTTGGCAATTAGCATTGCAGCCGAATTCAAATCAACGCCCATGACCGAGGCTAAACCGATTGAAGCTTTGGTTGCTTTCTCTATGCCTTCGGTAGAAAGAGAGGTAAGCTGAATGAGAAGGGTAGAAGCAGATTTGATGGCTTCATCGCCATATATCGTTTCTCTCTGAATTGCAGTCGCAAACTTTTCGAAATGGTTAGCTGCCTCTGCCCCGCCACGGCCTGTCATCTCAAGTGCTGTAGCAAGATTTTTGCTTACCCGCTCGGCCTCGATAGCATTCGACCACATAGCCTTGACAGTATTCGACGCTACTCGAATAGCTGCATACGCCCCGCCGGCGGCCGTGGCTAATTTCAGTAGTGAACTTCCAAAAGATTTTGTGTGAGTTGAGGCCTTCTCTGTCTGGTTCTTCATCTCCTGGACAGAGTTCGAGACCTTGCTTATGGTAGCGGTGGCATTCTTTTCGTCAAAAATAACTTCAAACTTAATCTGAGCCATTCTATTTTGCCTTTGTTCTCTCTTTTTCTATCAGCTCAGCGATTACATTCTGAGCCAGAAAAATCTTCTCAAAAAAAAGATAGCCATCATAGCGGCTCTCGAACTCAAAATGTTTCTGAACGAATCCAGCCAGCAGCTCATCCCTTCCAAAAAATGTCTTCGCTAACAACCATACCTCCTCATCAGCCTGGCTAATCTCCGGCGGATTCAATGATGGATGAGAAGTCGTTCCTATTTTTGACCAGTCGCAGAGCTGTCCCCAATCATAATACCATTCACAGAATCTTTTGAAGTTGAGAAGAAAAAATCGGGGTCTCCCATATCTTCGATAATGGCGACCAGAAGCGTAGTAGATTTTTTTTCTTCTTCACCCTTCTTTCTGCTAGCCGCCTCACCGCCGATAACCTTGAGAATGTCCACTGCCTTTTCTACTGGGATTTTTTTCCCGAACTCATCCGTCAAGTCCCAATCCAGAATAGCCTTAGCCGCAAGTTCCAAGAGAAACTTCGGATCATATATTTTTTCTGTCTCTTTGGCCGTCGGCATTACTTCGTATGGAGACATATATTTGAGCCTCAGTTTTAGAACTGGTGGATCAACAAGCTTCGTCTCCAGTGCGTATTCAATCCATGCATCTGCTTTCCAGGAAACTAATTTTGCCATGATTCATCTCCTATCAGGCCAGATAATCAGTAGTCCGCATATTAACCAACACGAGATATGGGGTTGTTTCTGTCATTCCAGTAGGAGCTACACTTGCTTTCAGAGATAGAAATTCAACTTCTGTCTTGATAATGTCTTCATACTTCGCTCCAAATGGTTTCACTCGAAGTGATGGGAAATACAGGGTGAGCTTATAAGGCTTGCCAGTTGTAATTTCAGCCCCAGTAACTTCCAGTTTCGCTTTTTTCAGCGTCTCCCCAATCATAGCAGCCATCAGTGTATCCTGGCTGCTATTGTATCTTGGAAATCCAATCTTCACTGAAACATCAACGACATCATTCTGAACTGGCTGAAGTGAAGCTTGAGAGCCAAGCGGGATAATTCCTTCGTGTGGTCTGGAAATTGTGAATTCAAACGAATTAATGTCGAGAACATCGCCAGCCTCAAAATCAGCCCCACTCTGGTCATTGAGATAGAATTTTCCATTCTGGAAGAGCAACCGATTACCAACGTCGTCATAGGTAATTGCCCCCATGCTCGTTTCATTGTTCACCGTGGCGGGAGCCACCAGCCGGTTGCCGTAAGCCTTAATTTCGCTTTCCATGATCCCCTCGGCAGCAGTCCGGAGAGTCCAGGCATATGGCACGACTGAAGGCACTTCCCATATTACGCCAGGCATTCCAAGAGCCAGTGTCCCGAAGAGACTTGGAGCTTGAGCTATCTTGATAGTATGTGTTTTGTCGGTTCCGGTCCCCGCTGGCGCTCCAGCTGTGCCAAAAACCATGGCTATCATCGTGCCGAGCGCACCAGGGGAGAAGAGCATATCTGTCACAATAGAAATATCCAGAAGCCGATGGACTCCAAGGTAAGCCTCGCTCTTGTAGGTCATATCTACTTCTTTGATTTCATTGAGCTCCACCGTGCTATCAATTCCGGAAATATCTTTGAAATTCAGACCAGCACTCGCCCCAACCGCTACAGCCGTCCCCCAGGTAGAGGCCTTTTTGAAAGCCGCTGCCTGAAATAGTTTTTGAACGTAACTTCGCCAGGCCATTATTCACCTCCCTTTGACTTCTTCTCTTTCTTTTCCTGCTCTTCTGCTTCATACTTTGCATAGCCATCGCGAACCCAGATATCAACTATCTCTTCGCCAAAGTCCTTGACATCATAGCTCTTGCCGGTATCAAGCATCTTTCCACCGGATGCAATCGCTGAAGCCTTGAGCCATACGAATTTTTTTCCTTTCATTTTTTCCTCCTAATCAAATCTATAGTCCAGTATTCTGACAGGGAATTGCAATTCAAAATAAGCCATTCCCACATCAGATAATACTCCAGAATCTGTTTCCTGGATATCACCAGGTGACAGAATAATATTCATAGCTCCAAGAGAACCGACAGCTCCGGATGAGAAATCATCTATTACTGCTTTTCGGATTTTCTCAATCACATCTTCCATTTCCATCACCGCCGGCTGAGCCGATGTTTCCTTGACCCAACCACGCACTATCACATTCAAACTGTCAGTCCAGCTTTCCGGAGTCTCAAATTCAGCCGTTCCACTTCCAGCACCAGAAAAAATCATCAGCCAGGGAAAGCCTCTGCACTCGTCATAATGCGACATTCTGAAGGTCACTCCAGCAATACCATCTACCGCCGATAGAATTGTTTGAAATCGCAGCAGAATTTCTTTTCTTCTATTCATTTTTTATCCCGTTTTCTCTCAGCAATACTTCCGGGCCCAACTTTGAAAATAGTTCTTTCTTTTTCCGCTCCATCGGTGCGGTGAACCAGTTAGAGGCTGGAATATCAACTTTCTTTTTCAAGCTGAAGAGTGGCCGGATTGATTTTTTCCCTGTCTTCTGAAAGATTATATTTTTCCTCACGAATGTATTCTGATATTCTCTCGCCCAGCCTTTCACCCCTTCAAACGGTACCGTTAGATTTTTCGCTCTTTTCGGCTTTACTTTCCCGCCCTCATCCTGAATTCTGGCGTATGGAGTGGCCGGAGCAAAAACCCCAGAGCCGATGATTGTTCGTATCTGCTTGCCTTCAACCAGCGTCTTCCCGCCAGCTGATTGAGCCAGTTTCCCTGTTTTCCGCCAATATACTTTCTTCATGTCTCTGGCTCTTTTCTTCAGTTCTCTTACGCTTTCAGTCAGCCATACTCGCAGTATTTGGAAAGCACCCTGGCCGAGATTCTGAAGCTTGTTCAGTTTCTCTTCTGCTTTCTTCGTATCAACTTTGATTTCCATCTATGGTCTCCGGTAGGCTCTCAGTTTTTCCTGAACTTCTGTCAGAAATTCTGTCGTTGTTTTCCAGGTAGAAGTTCCATCAGCATAAGTTCTGCTTGTCTCGCCCCACCTTCCAGCCTTGAGATTTTGAAACTCGAAATGGACATACTGAATGATTATTTCTCTGAAGACATTCAATACATCTTCAGGAAATCCAGCTGTGTAGGAAATCTTGATATCACCATCGAGGCCCGCCTCTCTCCTTATCCCGCTGTAGTGGACCTCAATCGAACTCAAATCCACTATTTCACCATTGAGTGTTAGGCTTTCAACACTTTGAATCGGATAGTTTTTTGGCAGATACCATAAGCCTTGATTTTTATTTTTCATTTCATCAATGACCGGCCCGATTATCAACTGGTTGACTCCGAGATAGCTCCGGATAAATCCTTCAATAGCATCAACTGAAAGAACAATGAAATTCTGATAATCTTCACTGGTAAGTTCTTCATTCGGTTCAAGAAAGTTCGTCGTCCAGAGTTCAGGCATTCTTTTCTCTCCTGAATTTCGTCTTCAATGGCGACGGCATAGATTGAGTCATGATAACCAGCTGTCTTACTTTCTTAAGTTCATCTTCTGTTACCTCGAATACATCAGGAAGTTCATATCGTTCGAGTATCTTCTCTACAATCATCTTTGCTTCTCTATTTTTCGCCTTGACCATTCTACCCATTCTTTCTCTCCTCACCCCCCCCAGAGGGGGAGGGGATAGCTTAATCACTATCCCCTGGAACGGAGGTTATTATTTTACTTTCAGCACACGCAGCCCTTGAGTATCAACAGGATAGCCACCAGTCAGGAATTCAAACAGAAATCCGACCTGTCCGTTCGCAGCATAGAGTTCATCAAGCCGCAGCATAGTTACAGCAGGATTTTCAGAAATGAAATAGCCGGACAAATCGCCAAAAATAGCAACCGCTGCATTACCTGCTACAGCAGCAGCCAAATCTGGAGCGGAAATAACTGGACGGCCGAGAATCTGAAAACCAGGTCTGCCGGCCAGTGTGCCAAGCAAATATTCACCAGTAGTAGCAGCTTTCATCTTAGAGATAGTGGCAAGAATTGCATCGTTCATCAGCCAGACACCTCTGGAGCGATAGGGCTCTGGAACGGCAAAAAATAGCGAAATCAAATCATCAGCAGCCAGCGTTGAGGCAACCTCTGTTTCTACTCTTGTCAGCAGACTTCCATTCAGCAGTCCTGTCGGACAGTTTGTGCCACTACCAGAAACAAATTTCGTTCCTTCGCTGGCCGCAATTGACCTTGCTACCAGTCCAGAAAGGAAATTCGTCAAATCAAAAATAGCAGTCGAATTCAGCATCTGTCTTGAAATCTTCACTAAAGCTGTATGTGGATATTGTTTCAGCGGTACCTGACCAAAGGCATCAGTGAAATCATTTGGAGTCCTTGCCCCGGTTTCCCCAGGCCAGTAGCAATCAATACCCTTACCTTCCTTCGGAATAAGTGTTTCGTAGGCAGAAGTCGGCAGAATCGTTGCATAGCTCCTGATTGGAGAGAACTGGATTAGGTATTCGATTATCTTGGCGTAGAAATCAGGTGGAATAAGATAGCCGCCCTGAGCGCCAGTTGTAAGATTCATATCAGCTGCTTTCTTAGATGGCGGCTCAATTCCCTTTGTAACATAATCCCAGAATGCCTTTTTGTATTCTTTATCTTCCTGACTTTCACTGCCCCCGCCGGCCCCGATGCCCATCGCCTTAAGGTTCAGAACTTCTTTTTCCAGGACTTCAATCTTTGGATTGATCGAGTCCAGGATTTCCTTTGTTAGTTTTTCATTCTCCATTTTTTCATTCTCCTTATTTTTGTCCGCCTTATTTTCAGCCTTGACATCCCCTTCTGAGTGGCTATCAGCCGGCTCAGATGAGAGATTATCCTGAGTGGTTTTCTCCGGCTCAGGCATAGACCGAAACTCCGGCGGTTCTTTTTCAAAATCCTGATAATGTTTTTTCAGGTGATTATAGACGCCTTGTCTATCATTGTCCGGAATATCAACTCCGCCCCTTGCACCAAGCAGCGCACCCATAGCAGCGGCAACACCTCGCCAGACAGCCTTGAGGTTGCTTGCCTTGTGATGCGGTAGCTTGTAGCTTGTCTTGATATCCGGATTTTCTGCATCATACCAGGCACAGATTTTTTTCAATGTCTCAACATCAGCCTCTCTTACTTCTTTCCCCGCATCCCATTCCTCATCTTCAGGTGCATTTCCAAAGTCCTGGTATGGAATTACTTTCTTCACTTCGGGCGGTTCTCCATCATCAATTTCAACCGACTTGATTGCATCAACCCCAGCCAACTTCTGGGCAGGAAAAGTAACAGCCGAAACCTCCCAGAGCTTGATTTCCTTCAGATGATTTCCGTCTTCTTGCTTTTCTTCCTGCATCACCTCATACCCGAAAGATATCCCCTGTATCGCACCTTCCTTGATGAGGGCCCGGGCCTCTTTCCCCCGCTGTGTGTCAAGGATCAGCTGGCCCTTGACTATCCGGAGCCCTTTCTCATCTTCTTCAAGCTCCACCCAGCCTATTGGTTCGAAAGAAAAATGCTGCCACAGAAACGGAAACCGCTTCTTTTCCTGAAGTGATTTCTTGAACGCCCCGGGATCAACGATATCTCCAACTTCATCCTTCACGCCAAAGATTGAGGCGTAGCCGGTGAACTGGCCGTCCTCATTTGGTTCGGCATAGGTGGCCTTGAATGTTTTCGTATGAATCAGTTTTGTTTTTTTCATCATTCCTCCTCTTCTACGAATGGCAGTAGTGTGCAATAGCAATTGCATACTTGCTCCGGGCCACCCCGTGGATCTCCAGGGTGAGCCATCAGAGAACTGCCAACTATGAAATCCTCATCAAGCCTGATTGGCTGTTGAGAGTATTTTTCATCTGCTTCAATATGCTCTTGGCGGCTGGTAGGAATCATCGAACACAGCCAGCCTTTTCTTTCTACACCAGTTTCTTTGTATCCTTCTAACTGACCGAAATTGTCTATTTTCGTTGTCTCGGTGATTGCCCAGAGTCTGCTTTTGGCGGCTGAGAACTCTTGAATCTCATCCCATATCTTTTCTGCTATCTGATTGACCGTGAGATTCTCTTCTTCACCAGTCCGGATTAGTTTTTTGATCTGCTCAATGATTGTCTTGCTGATTTGCGTCCCGCTCTCAAACATCATCTTTCGAACGATTGTCTCGAATGTCCGCCTCCAGGCAACAGGCAAGTCTTCCTCGACCACTTGCTTTTCCTCAAGAAAGAAATCAATATCTGATTTGGCGGCCCGCTCCCCATACTTGAATCCGGCTATCAGGCCATCCTCGTAGAGCGGCCGTAATGTCTTGAGGAACGAATTCAGCACTTCTCTTTCATCAAGCTTGGCTATCATCGCCTTCGGATCATCTTCTCTCTTGATCTCATTGATCAGCTTTTTCGCAGTTTCTCTAACCCAGATATTCGCAGTCGATTCATATTTTCCAACCAACCTGTCAACCCGCCGCTTGTAGCTTTTCCAGAGAATATCCTTCTTCTCTTTCTCCTGCCAGAAACTTATGTACCGCTTTTCTTTCTGAAGTTCTTTGGTTTTCATTTTCTTGTCAGATTTTCTTACGCTGATTAGCGGAATATCTGCCATCGAACCCATGATCACATCACCACCATCAATCGGTTCATAGCCGAGGAAAATCCTTTTTTCATTGATTGTAAGAAAATTCATCTGACTGATTATTCGAGCTTTCTGTTCTATATCGTCCTGGATCGCCTCAATCTTTGAGCGGTCAATTTCTACCCAGAGATCCGGCCCCCATTTTGGAATGACAGAGCGATTGAATTCATCAACGATAAAATCAGCCAGCGGTAATATCATCTCCATGTAGAAAGCTCGACGGGCCTCTTTCACATTGGAGTATGTCTTGTTCTCGGCATCGCCCATCAGCTCAGACGGAATATTCAGGACATTCGATATCTGCCTTGTATAGGTCTTAATGAGATTCAACCAGTCGGCGTCCTTGGCTGTCAGACTGATTGGTTTCCACTTCACTCCGCCCTTGAGGAAAATATTCTCTCCGGCATTCATTGCCCCCTGAAACATATCTCTGAATCTCCGCCTGAACTCTTTCTCCTGGTCTTCTGATATCGCCCCCTCATATTCCAGCACTCCCGCTGGGCGCATGTCGTTATTAATAAGCTTCAAGTTCCACTTCTCTGTGATGCCAAGAAGATCGATGATCCGCTTAATAGGTTCGTAGTAGCTGAAACCGTAATAATCATTCCCAGGATTTGGAATCTTGATATGACAGATTTCATCAGGACTGAATTCTCTCGATACATATCTTGATTGATAGATATATTTTTTCACCTCGCCGAAATTATCAATCTCTATTCTGATGGTATTCGGCTGAAGCAAATACATTTCGGCCTTGCTGTTCACTTTCGCTATATAGACATACGAATTTCCAAAAAGTAAAAGTTGAGTTGCCAGTTTCTGATAGAACGACCTCGATCCTTCGCGGTGATTCGGATAGTAGAGGACATCAAGCA